GCCACACCAAGAGAACGAATCTCTTGGAAAGCCTTGGGGGACACTGCGCAGTAGACCTGCTCCATGGGAGCGTTGATCGTCTGGAGGTGAACCATCCAAGTCTCAATAAACTCAAGAACCTTAAGAGCTGCCGTAGTACGTTCAGCGGTAGTAATTGCATTACCCGAAGAACCATCACCAGCACCTGCGTTACCGTTCTTAGCCGTCCACGTAGCACCGGTGTCAGCACCGAGAGCCTGAAGAACAGCCGAACAGTAGACCTGTCCATCATGCTTGTCCACAGCACCTTCCATACCGGCATTAGTGACGTTATCACCGTAACCTTCAGGGCCGAGAACAATGCCCGGAAGCTTAGCTTCCAGAGCAGCACGAGCAATGTATGACGCAATCTGCTTATCACGAGTAGAAGCAAGACGGAGACCAGCCTGACGGGCCAGCTCTGCACGGTACTCCCACTGAGTAACCATAAGGTCAACATTGTCTAATTCAAAGTGAGCAGCCATTGGACGGTTGTCCAAGGAAATCTTGAACTGGTTTGAAACTGCGTTCTCACCACCAAGAAGCTCTTCACCAGCACCCCACTGAGCCTTCAGGCCAACAGTACCGGTTCTGGGGAACAGCATTTCCCGACCACTAGAAATTGTCTTGTGGTCTACAAGACCTTCAAAAACATTATACGTATCGTAGGCATGGAGCACTTCGCCCGACCAAATCGGAAGCCAAAGCTTACCGCCTGTTGCCATCGTCGACGGCGTAGCATCAGTAGCCGCCGTTGTAGTCCTATGGGATAACCCTGCACCTGTAGCTGCAAAGCTGTCTCCTGTTGGTCCACCATATGTCATAGTAATATCCTTTCAATTAGATATTTTAAGTTAAATAAAAGAAAGGGCAACACACTTAGGATTATTCTTTCGAGTCCTTTGTATGGGTAGTCATTCTATATTATCCTTCTGCTTAGGATCTCTCCTAAGCTCCATCATAAACTAGATATGTCGTAAGACAGCCCCCTGCGTCTTACTGGGGAAGATTGTTCCAGTCAGTCCGCATCATGCGGGCTTCAACTGCTTCCCTAAACTTTGGATCAGTCCTAAATCTAGGATTATTTCGATCCGTGTTGAATTCTCTCTGAGTACCATAGGCAGGCGTAGAGACCTGAGTCTCTGCCACTGGCTGCCTATTGGGCATAGGCGCAGGCTCGTTAGCCGTAGGCTTCTGAGCCATTGCATGGTCATACTGTGCAGACAAGCCACGCAGTACAACCTCATATCCCGGAGAAGCAAGACCAGCATTGATATTAAGTCTCTCTTCAGGAGACATAGAGCTTTCAGCCCATTTCATAATATTACCAAGCTTGTCTTGATTTCCCACAATATCTGAAGCCTTACCATAGGCTTCTCTCATCTTAGCCTTCTGTCCAGTAACATAGTCTGCAATCATTCGATCAGAGAAATTAGTCTTTCCCTTAATCTCAGCTACAGTCTCTTCAGAAAGTTGACCAGTGGTATTCATTTCGTAGCCCCACTTGTCCCAATCTGAATCACTAAACGTCGGTGCTTCGGAAGGAGCTTCTTCCTTGGGTTCATCCAAAGAAAGCCTAAGCTCTTCCGTACCTGTCGGTTCTACATTTGCTTGAGGAGTTTCCACAGGCGCTTCAGGGTTGCCCTCTTGATAACCCGGATTTACAGTACCCTGTTCTGAGTACTGTGTCTTAAGATCTGCGATCTCTTGCCGAGCTTGAGTGTATTGCCCCTGTGCATGCTTAAGGCTGTCAAACCAAGCACCCGCATCCTGAAAATTCTCAGGAATTGTTTGTCCTTGATCCTGAACATACCGTTCAAAAGCTACACGTTCTTTTGCTGCATTAACTTCTTCAGCTGTTGCAGTTACAGATTGTTCCGCAGCCTGCAAATTGTCCATGGCCGGATTGGCTTCTGGGTTTGCATACGGAGTCTGACTTTCAACTTGATTATTTTCCATAAGATTGTTCCCCTTCGGAGTCTTATTACCTAAGTGACATAATGTCATCCATAAAATTTATTACCGTAGTAATAACAAATGTAATTAGAACCGCCCCGGTATACAGCCTCGTCTGAAGCTTAGCAAACGTCACTTCGATATTGGACAATCTCTCATCGATATCGTCGAGACGGTGGCTACACCGTTCAAGCTCTTTTAAAACTAATCGTTTGTATTCGTCCCAGCCATTGTCATTCATTGTGTAACTCCTTAAGATGAATACACAGAGTCGCGCCGTGGCGGAACTGTTTTGTAAGGGTGGTCGGCTGGAAGGTTTCCTTCTATGCCCCATTTATGGGACAAGTAACCTTCAATTTTTTGGCGAATAGAATCCTGAGGAGGTACACTACCTACTGAGTGATCTATAATAATAACCTCAGCTAGTTGTCCGTGAATACTAGAATCCTGTGCGGCATTGTTGCCAATGTATAATACACCATCAGAATCAGGATCAGCAATGTAATCCCCAGCAGGAGTTCCGTTCGCTGCGCCATTAAGAAAGTGATCTACGGTATTGTCTTCTTGAATTAAACTCATTAGAAATACTGTAGAATCATTAATAGTTGTAGCGTCACCAAGTTTTCCAGAAGCAGGACTTCCTCCCATCCTCTCAAACGAAGGTTTCCTAGTGGTAGTTCCTCTGCTTGTAGATACATTAATAAACCAAGCCCATCGAGGAAGAGCACTTGAAGCATCTTTCTTGTGAGCAAAGTATCTCTCATCACCAGAAATACCCGTATCTAAAGTAGAATCATAGTCTGAGGAGGTCTTGAACACGCAGTACATCTCAAGTTTTCCAGTATTAATATCTAAATTAGCGTGGTCGGGTATAGAAAAGGAGTCGTTATCCGCAGACATGTTGGCTACGCCTAGAGAATTAATAGCTCCAGCATCAAATGTAATACCATTGTTAGCCGTCAACACGCTTGCTAACGGACCAGAGTCGGTTACAGTTGTAATAGAATCCCCACCAGATAATGTCTGGTCTAACTCATCAAACTTAGCCCATAAATATAAATCAGTTTGCTTGTCAACTAAATCATCTAAAGTCCATACAGGAGCCTGATCTTTATTCCAACTAAGTTCGTGATCAGCAGGAATTGAAAGACTTCGACTAGTAAATATTTTCTTTCGTAAAGCTAAGATATATTCTTTAGATCCCCTAGCTAACATCCTCTGTTGATTAATACGTAAGGCGCAGTTACTCCCACTTCCTAGAATATCACACGTTAGCATGCAATCAGTAGGTGAAATTATGGGAGTAATAGTGTTATAATCAATTGTCATACCTGCCCTCCTGCTTGTTCAAGAGCAGGTAGAATATTCTGACCACCTGTCTGTTCTAAGTCCATCTGCGCAGCTTGCCCCATTGTATTAACAGCCTGAGATCCAGCCTGCTGTTGCAACTGCTGTTGATTAGCCATCTCACCTTGGATCTGAGCCATTTCTAACTGCTCTTGTTTAGCCTCTTCTTCGCTCTTAATCCAGTTACTAGCATCAAATCCTAAGGAAGTAATTAAAGCTCTTCCATAAGAGTCCCACTTAAACAAAGCCATTGCTTCAGGAGGAAGGTTCCGCACCATCTCCCCCATTTGCATAAGCTTAGTCAAATCACTGTCTCTACTAAGGGCCAACAATCCTGTAACAATCTCAATAGATAAGAGTCCGCCCTCTTCTTCGAAGGCATTCTCTAACTTAGGATCAATCTCCTCGTTATCTAACATAAGGAGAACAGTACGTTGTACCATAGGCTTCATAAGCTGCCGAGCAATAGCGGAGAAAGCCCCACCAAGAACCTGCTCCAACTCTCGACCAATAGTTCTAATAGCCGTGGCTGTAACGCGATCACCCGTAGGCATGGTAGCAGAGTCCATAAGGAAAGCAACACCAATCTCTCGTCGCATCATTTCAATAGCTGCCTGAGCTGACTGGATCTGGTTGTTCATCTGACCTGATGGGGTAATAGTAAAGACATCTCCAGCCCGAGCNGGGACAAAGCTCCCGTTCTGAGCAAGAGCTACGTCATCAATCTCTGTTAAACCTGCCGGATCAATGCCAATCCANAACGCAGAACCAGCAGCCATACCCTCCATGCCAGCCTCAGTATAAGACTCAAGAGCTTGAATGTCACCGATAATATCTTCACAGTGGGAGCGACCGTAGTTCTCCCCTGCTACCCCTGACCAACGCAGAGGAATGTAGGGACTAACCAAGTACTCACCGCTGTCTACTACGTTACCGTCCTCATCTTCCTTAACAACAGACCACCCTTCATCTTCCTTTGTCATACGACAAAAGATTGTATCGTATCCCTTACGAGACATATCATCAATCGAGGTGTAATAATAAGCATTAGCATCTTCATCATTAGGTTTGGTAGTGTATTCGAGATGGATAATTTCTTGAACATCGCCTTCAACATTCCTTCTGACTACGTATTGGTCTAGCCGTAAGATCCGAAAATTAAGATTATCCTCTTGAATAAGAAGACAATCTCCACATACTATTAAATGTTGTAATGCTAAGAACAAGGTCTCCCTTAAATTCTTAGAAGATAATTTGTTATAGACCTGATACGAAACAGATTCTAAAAACTCTGTGGTTTCTTGATCTGGATTCATTCCATTCCTTAATTCAAATCTAAAGAACGGAGTATCATTAAGAGGCAGCAGAGCAGAAAGAATTCTACTTGCCATAGAAGTAACACCTCTTGATGCTACGGAAGAATACGGAGTATTCAAGGACATCTCTTCAGTCCAGCCTTCAGGAGGGAGGAGGGATGGGACTGTGAGTGTAGCACAATACCTAGCTCTTTCCATCTTAGAATGTCTAAGGCTATCTAGAGTTTTAAATCTTTCTCTTATGGTAGTTTCAGCCATTGACATATATTAATCCTCCTTATTCAGGGTACTGTTCACCCTGAAGGCCTTGCTGGAGTGCTGTCATCCAGTCAATTGTAATACCTTCTTCGGTATCCACATCTTGCTCTTGATAAATAGCTTCTGCTTCTTGGGCTACATCTTCCGTATCCTCTCGAAGCAAACGCTCTGCTTCCATTTCAGATCTCTTGGTAGCTTCACGCATCTTCTCTTCATGAGCTAATCGAAGTTGTTCCATCTGCATCATACTATCCATTCGAGCTGATTCCATTGCTCGGAACCTACGCTCTTGATCCTCTGTCTGTTGTTGAAACAAAAGCATCATCTCTGCTGTGTTATCCTTTGGTGGGGTATACCCATCTGATCCGCCAGCCATAATTAATTCCCCCTATAAAGGTCGATCAGAACTACCACTAGCCCTGAATCCAGATACTGTTCCGCCCCCGCCATAAGACGCTCGTCTACTGTAACTACGGGAAATCATACTACGAGGATCAGCAACAGATCCTGCGGCTCCTTCGGAGGCAGCAGTAGTTGGGGTGGACCCCTTACTATCAGACTGCAACCTTGCCATTCTAGCTTCTCTAGATAATGCTTCTTTACGTGCAGCAGCAGCTCTTTCTCTTTCTGCTTCTAACTGCATCTGAAGCTGTTCAAGATATTGATCTTGCTCAGCTTGTTGAGCAGCTTCAAAACTAGCAAAGTCTGCTTCTCTCTGCTCATCCCTAAGACTAACATAAGCAGTACCTTGACGACTACCGTAAGATCCTCCAGCTCCAGCATAAGAGCCGGTATAGGGAGCATCTCGATCTCTCTTAAGAGTATTCATATAGTCTTCAAAGATCTCTCTCTTCTGATTCTTATCCATAGAGTCCCAAGATTCTTGGTATTTTTCCCCATGTTTGTACGCCCCTTGTCTTTGATAAGGAGTTAAAGAATCATAGCCAGAAGAGTATTCGTTGTTTCTCATAAGATAACCATACTTGTTATATGATTCCTTGAATGATTTAAAATCAGGGTCGTTGTTAAACGAGTAGTGCTCGTAGCCAGAGTTGTTAAGGGCCATCTTCATAACATTTGTCATTGACCCAAACCCACTCTTAAGCTCAGCAACCTTACGATCTTCAATAGATCTGTTCTGTTTATAATTAGTCATGTAAACATCGAACGCATCATAGTCTTCTTGAGTAGTCTTAAAAGCCCCACCTCTAGCCATACCA